AAGGTACGATACAAGAATAACGCCTGACGGAAAAAAGGCTATGGTCATTCATGAAATACAATCTGATGCTAATCAAAGTATAGCTAAACAACTTACAGCAAAAGAAGCTTTTGCAGGAGAGCGAAGAATTAATCCGTTTCAAAAAGATATTGAAATGGATTTACTTGTAAACTCTAGAACTAAACTTTTAACAGACATGGATGATGCAATAGCTAAAAATCAGTTTAATAAATCAAGAGCTATCTCTGATGATTTAAGAAGTGTAAATAAACAAATTAACAATACATTTCAAAAAGCAGATTCATACGGGGGAAGACGTGAGAAGTTAGATTACTTTCCGTTACTAGACGCTGATGCTTATGGAGATTACTCACTGAAGTTTTTAATGAACAAAGCGGCTAAAGAAAAATTTGATTATGTTGCTGTTATGCCTTTTAATAAATTACATTTCAAACAAGGTTATAAAGCAGGTAATGAAAGATTTTATGGGTACCCATCTGGTAAGGGTATAGGTAATAAAGGTCAAGCTGTCATGCCACAACTTATGAAGAAAGCAGCAAGATTTCAAGATTCGAAAGCAGGAACAATTAAATTATCATTATCTGATCCAAAAAAACCTTATAAGATTGTTGATATGGACACGTTTAAATATCCTGATGGTGTTAACAAAGGTAAAACAATTAAAAGCCCAACACATACAGATGCTTACAAAGACCAAATAGAAGGAACAAAATTTATAGACGAGAGCAACCCAAACTTGTATTTTGATGCTTTTGCTATTGAAGTTAAACCTAATATGGCGTACACACAGAAACTCTATAAAGCTCAAGGTGGCTTAGTAGTGGATATGTTTAAAACCTTGTGATAAATTAGATTATGGCTGTAGAAAAGGAAATATCCGAAAACATCGTTGATGAAACTAAAGTAGAAGAAATTCAGGAACAACCTGAAGGTCTACCACCCGTTGTTGAAATTGAAGGTGAAGAAGCCGTTGAAGAAAATTTAGAAGATGATTTTGGTGCTAATCTTGCTGAAGAGATGGACGAAAGAGATCTTAAGCGTTTAGGACTAGAATTAATTGATGAATATAAGAAAGATAGAGAATCTAGAAAAGAATGGGAAGAAGGTTACACTAAAGGTTTAGATCTTCTTGGTGTTAAGTACAGAGAACAAACAAGACCTTTTAAAGGTGCATCAGGTGTCACTCATCCGTTATTAAGTGAGAGTGCTACGACATTCCAAGCATCAGCATACAAAGAATTATTACCAGCAGACGGTCCAGTAAGAACACAGGTTATAGGATTAAGAACACCTGCCACCGAACAACAATCAGATCGTGTACAAGAATATCTTAACTATCTTCTTATGGAGAAGATGGAAGACTACACAACTGATATGGATCAAATGTTATATTACCTTCCTCTATCAGGATCTACATTTAAGAAAATTTATTACGATGACTTTTTAAAAAGACCTGTTTCTAAATTTGTACCAGCAGAAGATTTAGTAGTGCCTTACTATGCATCAGATTTAAAAGACGCAGGAAGAATTACACACGTTATTAAAATGAGCGAGAATGATGTAGCTAAAAAAATGGCTGCAGGTTTTTATAGAGATATAGATCTACCTAATCCAAGTAATATACAAGACTCAGATCTACAACAAAAAATAGATGACCTTGATGGTGTTAAACCAGGATTTACAGATTACATACATACAATTCTAGAAATGCATGTTGAACTAAATCTAGATGACTATGAGAATCTAGATAAGAGATCTAAAAAATCTATTAAGATTCCTTATATTGTAACTATCGATGAAAGCTCAAGTGAAGTTTTATCAGTTTACAGAAACTATAGGGTTGATGATCAAAACTACACAAGAATAGAATACTTCGTACATTACAAATTTCTACCAGGTCTTGGTTTTTATGGTTTTGGTTTAATACACACTATCGGTGGATTATCTAGAGCTGCAACCGTTGCACTAAGACAATTGATTGATGCAGGTACTTTAAAAAACTTACCAGCAGGATTTAAGTCTAGAGGAATAAGAGTTAGAGATGACGACCAACCAATACAACCTGGAGAGTTTAGAGATGTAGATGCTCCTGGTGGTAACATTAAAGATCAGTTTTTTAATCTTCCATTCTCTGAACCAAGCACAACATTATTTAATTTATTAGGTTTCGTTGTACAAGCAGGTCAAAAGTTTGCAGCCATTACAGATTCAGCGGTAGGTAATGATTCCCAAAATAGAGCAGTGGGTACTACAATCGCTATGATGGAAAGAGGATCTAGAGTAATGAGTGGTGTTCACAAAAGATGTTACTACGCAATGAGACTAGAATTTAAAATATTAGCTAGAATATGTGGAGAATACTTACCTCCTGTATATCCTTATGATGTTTTTGGTGGTCCAAGAACAATTAAGGGAACGGACTTTGATAACAGAGTAGATGTTTTACCAGTAGCTGATCCAAACATTATGTCTATGGCTCAAAGAGTAACTTTAGCTCAAACACAATTACAAATTGCTAGTTCTAATCCACAACTTCATAATATACATGAAGCCTACAGAAGAGTTTATGAAGCACTAGGTACAAAACAAATTGAAACATTATTAAAACCACCAGCTAAACAACCTGAACCTATGGATCCAGCAAAAGAAAATGCTAGAGCATTACAGATGAAGTTATTAACTGCTTTTGAATTTCAAGATCACGATGCTCACATAGCTGCACATTCAGCATTTATGGCATCAAGAATGGTACAAATAAATCCACAAGTTTATGCTTTATTACAATCACATATATCTGATCACATTTCTTTTAAGGCAAGACAAGAAGTTGGTGAACAAATGGGACAAGATCCACAATTAATGCAGTTACAACAAACAGATCCTCAACAATTTCAAATAAGATTTGACGCTGCGGTTGCTACAGCTGTTGCAGAGATAACTACAGAGTTAGTTAGAGAAGAAATAGAAGCAAGTAAGGCTAAACAAGATCCATTAGTAAGAATTAAACAACAAGAAGTTGATTTAAGAGCTATGGATTTACAAAGAAAACAAGAAGAAACTAAATATAAACAAGAACAGGAAAATCAAAGAGAGTCTGAGAAGTTAAACTTCCAATACGACAGACTTCAACAACAAGATCAACAAGCTGATAACAGATTAGACCTAGCTGAAAGAAAACTAGAAAAAAAATAATGATTTATTATGGCAACTACAAGAGAAAAAAGAAAAGGACTTAGTGGAGGAAAAAAATTTGGACCACCACCCAAAAAAGGACCAAACCCACAAGGTATTACAGTTCCCCTTAAAAAAAGAAGAAACAAAAAGTAATCAAGAAGCATATTTTGCAGGCATCATAGATGGTGAAGGCTGTATTGCTTATGAGAAGACTAAAAAAAATTATTGGATACCCTCAATATCTGTAGAGATGACAGATAAAGATGTAATTACAAGAATTCATAAGTTTTTTGGTAAAGGATCTATGGTTTATATAAAACCTAGACAAAAACATCATTTAGATAGCTGGAGATGGAGAATAAGAGGTAGGGGTGCAGTTGATATTTTCTTCAAAATATATAATTATCTATGTGATAGAAGAAAAAATAAAATTGCAGAAGTTTTAAAACGTTATTGTGATGATGCTAATGCAAGAGAAAAGTATAAAAAGTTAGAAGGAGTATTAAAATGGCATGGTTCAGTTTAGCAAAGATTGCATTACAAGCAGGGAGTAAAATTTACTCTAACCGCCAGAAGACTAAGATGGCTATGTCTGATGCACAATTAATGCATGCCGAGAAGATGGCTCGAGGTGAGGAATCCTACCAAGGAAAATTACTAGAAGCTAGACAAAACGATTATAAGGATGAATTTGTACTTATAATTATTTCAGCGCCCATCGTGGTGCTCATGTGGGCAGTGATGTCGGACGATCCAAGTGCAATGGAGAAGGTTCAGCTATTCTTTCAATATTTTAATGAGCTTCCAAAATGGTTCACTAATTTATGGGTGCTTGTAGTTGCGAGTATTTTTGGAATTAAGGGTACACAAATCTTCAGAGGCAAAAAATAAACTTGCTTTAACTATTTAAAGTGTTACAAAAAAGTATGATTGAGTCCGATTCAGGTGAAAGCGAACTTCTAGAAAAATGGGCTAAAGATTTTGACTGCCAGGGATATTACTCTTGCGAAATAGGAGTAAGAAAAGGCGGAAGTTCTAAAATTATAATGGACAATGTAAAAAATAACTTTTTACATATAGGTGTTGATCCTTACGGAGACAGAAAATACGAACATTTTGATAGAGGTAGTGGTATTAGACATAATTCTGGTGTAAGTCCCACTTATCCAAATACAATGAGAGATGAAATGTTAAAAGATTTTAAATGGTATTTAAATTCTGGAAAATATCGTTTTCATAATATGACCGATACTGATTTTATGCAACACCCACAGTACAAAGAATCTAAATTTGCCT